ATGAGATTTTTATTTTTAGGATGATTATAAAAACAATTTAATCTTCTTAATTGATTTTCTGTAAAAACATTACGATTAAAATGCCAATGAATGCCACAATTGTGACCATTGTATGCTTTACAATATTGAGCAGGATTTAATTCGAAAAAATCATTCCAAAATGTTTCCTTGTGATATTCAAAAGAACAATTGGTTGATGACATTTCAAATCCTTTATCAGTATCTAAACTACCGTCGTGTTTGCAAATAATGTTTTCAAATCCATCGTAGTTAAAACAATCATTGAATTTTTCAACAATGTCATATCTTGATTGATCACGATAAACTTGCATTTCAATTTCATTACCATAAAACAAAATTGCATTTTCACTACCGTGTGAATAAAGTTTATTTTTTGTTCTATAATGTAATAAATTGTTTCGTTCTTCATGACATTCACAATCATCATTCTCATCATAGCTAGTGTCACAATCATCACAATAGCGAACTCGCTCATCATAGCAGGTTTCACAATATTCATGATCTCTACTATCGCATCTATTTCTGTGATCTTGATGTTCGATTTCTTCACATACATCACAAGTAAAATAGTTATTTTCAAATGCATCTCTACAAATTAAATCACCACCATTTAACTCAATGATATCACTATCAATATCAAATATTTCTAATTCTTGATGATAATGACAACGAAATATTTTTTGATTTGTGATTTGTTGAAGGCTAGGATTTAATAATTCAATGAGCCTTTGTTCATACTTTCTTGAAATTAAAAATAGTTCAGCACTACCTTCATTTTTAATTCCAAATGATAAAACTCTATCATTGATATATGATAAAATTTTTTCATTCAATTCTGATTGAGATATAAAATTCTCATTCAAAATTTCATTCTTTATTTCTCTTATATTCATTGTTTTTTCCTTTGAATATTCTTGTTAATTACCTTGTAATATATATAAAAAATCCTATATTTAATACAGTTAATTTAAAAAAAGTTAGGATAAAAAATGATCAATAAATCAATGACTCTAAAAGAAATCAAAATAAAAGAAATTGAAATGACTATTAAATATTGGCAGGGAAAAATTCGATATGCTCAAATGAGAATTATCGAAAATGAAAAAAAATTAAAAAATTTATAAAACACGCCATGCCTGATAAGAGTAATAAAAAATTACCAATCACACGCCTGACGCAGCTTTTGAAAGTAATAAAAAATTACTGTCTTCAGGATTTCTGCCCCGGTCTTTTTGAAATGCTGGAGCCAATGCGCAAGCACAGGCAGTCAGTCGCAAGCACAGGCAGTCAGTCGCAAGCACAGGCAGAGTCACAGTCGCAAGCACACGATCAATGCGCACGCACAAACCACAGCCAATGCACAGGCTCGGCCTGAGAGCTAAGCTGCCTGGATGCCGGGGGGCAAAAGTAATAATTGATGACGAATCAGAGCTGCCAGCAAAGCTGCTGGAGTCATAAAATATGACCATTTTTTTCTTGATCAGGGAGAGCTGCTGTGCTATATAAAATCCTATAAGTAAAGAAAGGACAAAAGATGATTACAAAAAAACATCTTAAAGAGTTGGCCGACATTGTTCACAAGGCTGAGGTACAGGCTCCCGAGATTGCAGAGGAGATCAAAAGCTTTGCGAAGCGACACGCCCCCAACTTTTCCGAGTCACATTGGGAAAGTTATATGATCAAGAAAGCTGAAGAGGTTTTGAAGAAAGTCGGATGGCTTAAGTAATAATTTATGACGGATCGGGGCCGAGCTGCCCCGGTCCCAGCTCAGAAAAAAAATAAAAATAAAAAATTAATCAAGGAACATGCACAAGCACACGCCTGATCTCAGGCTCAAGCACATGCGTCCAGGGTTGATGGACCACGAACAAGGGCTCAACCTCTTTGTAGTTAGTCACAAGCTCACGCACAAGCGCCCCTGGATAAAAGAAAATGGCTCTCTCTTCGATGCCCTTTGCCATAATGAAATTGTCTTGACAAAGAGAATAACGCTTTAAATTCCACGAAATTTGAAAGGGAGATAGATCGAGTTTGTTTCCTTTTGTTAGCTTGAGTTCTACCCAAAAAGAAATGTTTCGTTTTAATTTTTCATCAACAAAAACACCAAGTAAATCAGGGATACCGGGCGTTCCGTATGTCTCCATACGAGTCCAAGAAATATTAGGAGTTATTGATCTAACATTCTTCCAAAAAGTCGATTCCTTTCCTCGCTTTGTTGAGGAACCTTTTTTCTTTTCTTTGTCTTTTACTGATCGTTTCTCTTTTTTCAACAATGCGAACTTCGTCTCCTTCGACAAGACAGAGTCGGACTCCAAGTTCTTTTTGTTTCGGTTTGAGTTTGTTCCCTGCTCCACCAATCGTCTTGCCACCTATAACTCTATTTCCATTAGAAGTCTTAATATCAAAAAAGTGAGTTCTGCCATTCGCTGGATTGACAACCACAATATCAATTGGACCCTGTTCGCAAATGTTTGTATAGACGTAATACCCTTGTTCAAGAAATTTGTTGATCGCTTTGTTCTGACTGATCGTTGCTTTGTATTGCCTCGGATTCACTCGTGTTCATATCCCTGTTGTCAATGATAGCTGTTTTTCTTAAATCTTGCAACAGAGTATCAACCTCTTCCAAAGTCAAATTGTCAATGCCCTTCCCGGTCTTCTTCTCTTTCTTTTCATAGTATCCTGCAGCTTTACCTCTACTAATCTCAGCAGCTAAAGCAGTCTTGAGATCTGGCTTCATATCAAATTCATTTATATCTTTACTGTTAGGATTCTCTGCACGAAGACCAATCTCGTGGAGCCTACGCATATGTGTAGCCGGGGAGATCTTGTATTTATTCCAAAGGTCTTCTTGTAATGCTCTGATATAGGCATGGACTTTAGGAAACTCTTTTGCGCTTTGTAATTTAGAAGCAGTTATTCTTGCTGAATGTTCAGCATATCCTGCCATGACAGCACATTCTGTTGCAGTCTTTCTGTTCTCTTGAGCAACAAGATGTTCAGCAAAAGCTACTTGTTTTGGGGTGAGTTCATCTCTCATAGCCGAGAGTTCCTTCGTCAAGACTATTTCATCTCCAGGTTTTCTAAACTTCATATATCCCTTATAAGAAGAAATATAACAAAATCAATAACATTTTAATTACAGTTCAGATCTGCGAGCCCCCTCAGAAGAATAAGTTATTCTTTCGAAGAATGACTAGAAGAATGAATATTTGTACTACTATTGTTGATATACTTTGATAATAGCTTGTCGAAGAATGAAAGAATGGATTTCGTAGATTTTAAAAAAAATATTTTTTATTTTGAAAATATTCTTCTTATAGGCTATCTTATTCTTTGTCCATGGTCAGTGGCCAGTGATTCGTTCTTATCCTTTCAGCGAATCCTATGCAATACTTTTCCTCCTTTCTTTTTGTTCTCATTGACCTTGGGCATTGACTTATATATAAAAATACCTATA